GCTGAATACTTTCGGTGTGTGCATTTTAACGCTGATGACATACGCGAGAACGTCAACAAGGACTTGGGGTTCAGCCTTGAGGATAGAATTGAGCAGGCAAGGCGCATGGGGCATCTGTGCAACATTGCTGGCCGCTGGGGTTCGACTGTGGTTGCCGACCTTGTGTGTCCAACCGAGGAGACCCGTGAGGCGTTTGGTGCAGACTTTGTCGTGTGGATGAACACCACCAAGCAGGGCAGGTATAAGGACACCAACGCGATGTTTGTGCCGCCTGCACACTACGATTACCGAATTGATGACTTTGCGATGCAGATGACGTATCACGCCAAGGAGATTGCAAACCTGTGGACACAAAAAAACGCAGCATCATCAAAACAATAACGTGGCGCGTAACGGGCAGCACAGCGACTTTTTTGATATCGTATGCCGTCTCTGGAAGTTTCACGGCAGCAGGAACGATAGCAACGATTCAACTGGTATCTAATACTATTTTGTACTACATGCACGAAAGAGCGTGGAACCGACTGAGGAGTGAATCGTGGACATAGACGAACTCGCGTTACGCAGGATCATCAGAGAAGAGATGAAGCTGGCTCTCAAAGAAGTTGGTCTACACGATGAAGAGGCCGGTGATGATGTCCGTGATCTGCGTAGTCTGATTACCGATTGGCGGGGCATTAAGAAAACTGTCCTGAACACGCTGGCGAAAGCTGGCACGTTGTTCGTCCTTGGCCTGCTGATGCTGGGTGCATGGGGCAAATTTAACGGTGGCGGTAGCGAGTAATGCTTGATCCGGTATCCGCGTTAGCCATAGCCACATCTGCCTACAAGGTCATTAAACGTGGCATTGAGATGGGGCGTGAGCTTGAGGACATGGGCGGTCAGTTGGGCACGTGGTTTAAGGCTGTGTCCGATGTTAAGAACGCGGAGGAAGAGGCCAAAGACCCGCCGCTTTTTAAGAAGCTCATGTTCTCCGGCAGTGTCGAGCAAGAGGCGATGCAAGCCCTTGTAGCCCGAAAGAAGATCGAGCAGCAAGAGAAAGAACTGCGTGAACTGATAGTCTACAAATGGGGCGTTGAGGAGTACACGGCAATGATGCGTGACCGCGCCAAGATTAAAGACACGCGGGAAAGAGCGACGCTCAACCAGCGGCGCAAGATGCGTAAGTTCATTGCAAACACACTGACGATTACTGTGATTCTTGGCCTCGTTGGGGCAATAGTGGCTTTTGGTATCGGCATAATTCTAAATCTGGGGTAAATAGATGAACGAAAGTGACATCAAAGGCAAATTGACATTCGCCGTAACGCTGATGGTTTCCGCCACGCTGTGTGTCTCTGTCCTAGTCATGGTCATTGCACTAGTCTCTGGTCTCTGGTTTGACAACATCGACAACGCCGAAATATTCAAATTAATCAGTCCTGCTTTTCAGACAATTATCGGGGGCTTTATTGGCCTGCTTGCCGGGATAAAACTTGGTAACGGCGATGCTGAACCCCCTTGCCGAGGTAACAAATCATGTTAAGTTTAATATCAAGTTTGATGGGTTTTGCTGCCGGTGGTTTGCCGAAGGTACTGGATTTTGTGCAGGACCGTGGCGACAAGAAGCACGAACTGGCTTTGATGGCGGCTAACCGCGAGCGTGAGATTGCTCTGGCGAAGGAAGGTTTTATTGCCCAAGCCCGTGTCGAGGAGATTAAGACCGATCAGATCGCAATGCAGACACAAGCCCAAGAGAAGTTGGCGATGTGGAAGCATGACATGAAGATTGGTGAGGGTGCCAGCACGTGGGTGATTAACCTGCGAGCCTCTGTGCGACCCGTCGTCACGTACTTGTTTGTAGGTCTCTTGATCGTGGTGGACGTTGCCGGCATCTGGTACGCCTACTCAACGGGTGTCGCGTTTTCTGTAGCGATGGAGATGGTTTTCTCCGATGACGAGATGGCAATCCTTGCTGCAATAATTAGTTTTTGGTTCGGGTCGCAGGCTTTCAGTAAGAAATGAGTACATCTGAGGCGGGGATACAGTTGATCAAATCCTTTGAGGGTTGTCACGCCATGCCGTACAAGTGCCCCGCTGCGCTGTGGACGATTGCCTACGGCCATGTGCTGTACCCGGATCAAGCGCGGTTAAAGAACGACGAGAGAGCCAACTACCCGCTCAAAACTGAGCACAATAGGACGTTTTCCGGTGATGAGATTGATACGTTGCTTGAGAAAGATTTACAACGCTTTGAGGCAGGGGTACTACGACTATGTCCTGCTGCTGCTGATAATCAGTGCCATCTTGACGCGCTGGTCAGCTTTGCGTTCAATGTGGGGCTAGGCAATTTGCAGTCAAGTACCTTAAGAATGAAGTACAATCGTGGCGACTACGATGGCGCAGCAGATGAGTTCCTGAAATGGAACAAGGCCGGCGGCAAGGTGCTGAACGGTCTAGTCAGACGTAGAGAGGCCGAACGAGCTTTATTTTTGTCTGGGGGCTAGATGTATCTTATAAGCAACATTCCGTACTTTAAGTGTTGGGTACGCAAAGAATTTACCAACGGCCATCAGGGCTATCACGGCGAGTATGTCCACGCACTAGCTGTTGCGGTCACCACCATGCCTGACAGGTGCTTGTCGTTCCAGTTGATCTTTACAGGGTGCGAAGCCGACGACGGCAGTCAACCCAACGTACACGGCGGGGCGATGTGGGCACGTATGCCCATCACAGCACTGGTTGGTGATATACCGCTGGAAGAGTGGCCGGAAAGAATGGAAACGCACTTTGTGCAGCCGTGGGATTGCAGTTCCTATCACCACAGCATTATCTCCATTGACAGGGCTAAACCGTCCCAGTGGATGTGTAAGATCAACAACGAGTTCTTCAAGGGGCGCTACCTGTTCACGGTTGACTACGCCGAGAGCGAGGTCTCCGAAGACCCTGCACAGCACAAGCAGACACACGTCCTCATCCTGACCGATGCTGGTAAATGGACGGGTAATATTGTAGCCTTGCCAAACAACAGAGTCCGTGTCACTAGCCCAGCTTACTGGGTAACGGGTGAAGGCGCACCGGACTTTAAACCGAGTCAGTGGATACACTGCGCAGAGCAAGATGATTCGTATCTGGACCCCAATGTAACCTTTAATAACTTGTACGCGGAGAAAGAAAATGATGAAAGCTAAAGGTATGGCAGCAGGCGGCATGAGTGCCAAGGGCATGAAAGCAGGCGGCGCAATGAAGATGGTTGAAAAGGACGGCAAGAAAGTCCCAGCATTCGCAGCAGATGGCAAAGGTAAGATGGCCGAAGGCGGCATGATGAAGAAAGGCTACGCAGCTGGCGGCATGGCTACCAAGGGCGGCGCTGCGGGCGGCAAGTCAAAAGTTCGTGGCGCTGGTGTGGCTATCAAGGGCACACGTCCTGCTAAAATGATGTAAAGGGCTTAGATGGCGTACTTTAGACTGACCCTTGCTCCCGGCATCGATAAACAGAACACCGAATACGGTGCCGAGGGCGGCTGGACGAACTGCGATAACGTGCGGTTTCGTTATGGCCTGCCCGAGAAAATAGGGGGTTGGAACTACTTTACGGGGGAGGCCGTCTATCTGGTTGGTAGCGGGAGTGACCTTTTCTCGTGGAACTCCCTGCTCGGCATTCCATTCTTGGCCCTCGGTACTTCTAAAAAGATCTACGTCAGCTCAGGCGGTGCGTGGTACGACATCACCCCGCTGCGCAGCACAACCGGGGCAGGCGATGTCACGTTTGCTGCGGCCACTGGATCGACAACGCTCACGGTTACCGACACTAACCACGGCGCTGACGAGGGGGACTTTGTTACCTTCTCGGGCGCGGTAAGCTTGGGCGGCGTTATTACAGCGGCTATTCTTAATTCAGAATACCAAATCACCACGGTCATCAACTCCTCAACGTACACCATCACCGCGCCCGTGGCGGCCAACTCCAGTGACATTGGGAACGGCGGCGCGTCAGTGGTGGGCGCATACCAGATCAGCACAGGCTCTGATGTGAGCTTTTTTGACTTCGGGTTTGGCACCGGATCGTGGGGCGTTGGAACGTGGGGCACTCCTCGTACCGTGAGCGAAGTGACGACATTGTCATCACGCGTATGGAAGTTCGACAACTTCGGCGAAACGCTTGTTGCGCAGCTGGTGAACCGGCAGGTGTTTAAGTGGAACCCAACGACCGACGGTGTTGGGACCAGAGCCTCTATTGTTTCAGGCGCACCTACGGCAAACGCCTACATGCTAATATCAAGCCCGGACAGGCACATGGTCGTCTTCGGCACCGAGACCACCATTGGCACTCCCAGCACACAAGATCCGATGTTCGTGCGGTTCTCGAATCAGGAGGACATTAACACCTTTGCGGAGTCGGCCACCAACACGGCGGGCGGTCAGCGGCTGTCAGACGGCAGTGCAATCGTCTCTGCAGTGCGCTCGCGCGGTCAGATACTGATCTTTACGGACACCTCTTTGCACGGCATGCAGTACATTGGCCCGCCCTACACTTTCGGGTTCCAGCAGCTGGCGGCTAACTGCGGATGTATTGGCCCACACGCAGCGGTGGACGTTAACGGTCTGGCGTTCTGGATGGGCAAAGAAGCATTTTACGTGTTCGACGGTACAGTCAAAAAGCTTCCCTGCAGTGTGCAGGACTACGTGTTTAACGACATAAACCTCGTGCAGGACACCAAGGTCTTTGCTGCGCTGAACACGGACTTTAACGAGGTCACCTTCTTCTACTGCAGCTTCACCAGCGACTTTATCGACCGCGCAGTGACACTGAATTACCTTGAGAACGTCTGGTCCATCGGCACTCTGGCCCGCACGGCGTGGCAGGATGTGGGCAGCTTTGAGAAGCCTGTGGGTGCGGAGTTCCTGCCCAACAGCACTGAGCCCACGCTGAACACCATCTACGGATTGTCCCCGGGCCGCTCAGTGGTGTACAACCACGAAGACGGCGTTAACGCTGCCGGCCAACCCCTGCCCGCGTTCCTCGAATCTGGGTATTTTGACATCGGGGATGGCGACAACATGCTCTTGATGAGCCGGTTCATTCCTGACTTTAAGAACCAGCTGGGCAACATCACTGTGAACCTGTTCCTGCGGCCTTATCCTCAAGCCACGGCCAGCCCAAGCTCACTGGACCCGTATGTGATCACACCTACGACACAGAAGGTGGACACCCGTGCCCGTGGTCGGCAGATCGCGCTCCGCATGACCAG